CATATTTTTTAGTATTAACCATTCCATTATTAACGTGTTTAGTTAAATTTTCAATGATTTCATTACGGATAGTTTCACTTTTAACATTTTCAGTGACATATTCTTTGATTTTAATACTTTTATGAATTGGTTGTAACTTATTCCACTGTTTTCTATACACATATTTATTCATTTCACTATTCATCTTGTCTCTTTGCTGTTGTACAGATGTTTGTTCTTTAATTGGAACATTCAATAAACTTTCCAATATTTTAGTTCGTGTGTCAATATCTAATTCTTGTATATTAATGTATTGACCAACATTTGTTTTCTCCTTTAAAAAATCTAATTCATTCTGTATTTTCCTATTGAAATTGTTATTTTTAATAGTTTCGATTTGCTCCATAATAACTCATAATAAACAACTCTTTAAATGATTTAAATTTATATTCAAATTTTCTATCACTGATATTTCAATAATGAAATATCGGTTTTATGATCACCAAAGCTCCCACAAAGCGCGTTATCGCGCATTCATGCGAAACATGAAACAAGCTAACGATTGTATGAGCTTCGCTCATAGATAAGGATTTTCCACGCAATGGTTTTCATTTTATGATATCCAAATGTCATTCGGTTATCATAAAAAGATTTCATTGCGTGGGATTCATTTAATTAATAGCCTAGTATCAATCCATATTAAAGCGATCATCATATTGTTACCAAACTTTTCCTTCGGAAAATAATTTTCGAAGAAAATTAAACAAGCTTCGCTTGTTCAGTGCTTTCAGCACTGGTAGCTTCACCGCGCATGATACTTTTCATAATACGACGCCATACTATGACAATCCATGTGTAGCGTGAGCGCAGCGAACTGAGCGAAGCGAGATTTTTGATTTATCAAAAATGAAATTTAATCGATGATTTCCATTTCATTACCTTCGTTTATTTTTGCTTTATGTTCTCCGCATTCCTCTTTACAAATTGGACAATGATAATTATATTCTTTCAAATATTCTTTGATACAATTTGTATGAAATATGTGATGGCAGGGCAATATATTATATTTGTGTTTTTCTTTATCCTCTGTTAATTTAGCAAAACATATTGCACACTGTTCGTTTGGATCAAGATTCGGTGATTGAGTACTGACTTCTTGATAAGAAAGATCTTTGATATTATTTAGAGCCGATTCAGTTAATGTGACAGCAACCGGCTCTTGAAACATATTATTCAAATTCAAATTAAGTCCTCCCCCTAATTGATTTATAAGACTATTCAGAGAACCAAGATTCATAGGTGTTGCACTTAATGTAAATGTTGATCCAAATACAGGTGTTTGTTGGTTCCATAGTTGACTAAATGAAGAATAAAATGAAGGTGCTGCTTGAGGAATATTCGAAGGTATTGTATGTAAGATACTTGAAGGCATTGTATGTAAGATGTTTGAAGGAGTAGGACTGTTTTGTACTTGATACTGCCTTCTCAACGACTGATGTGCTCTATCATTAATTATTTCACCATCATAAGCATTATTGAATCTATAAAAAGAATCAATAGCGGTCCTATAATTTGGCGAGGTTCTACTATAAATTATCCCATTTCGAGAATAAATTTGTCTGGGATCTATTACATCAAATGTATCTTCTATTAATTCGGACATATCTGAAAAATTTTTATTATAATACTCATCTATTAAACTTTGTATAATCTCTTCATCATATATACCACTCTCATTGGCTTGCAATCTTATCGCGAATATAATATCTTCGCTCATTGGTCTATAATTATAGTTCTATAATAATTCAATATAAATAACCATAATATATATTAAAAATCAAATTTCTCATTTTTGCTGACGCAAAAATTTCGCTTCGCTCAGTTCACTTCGCTCACTTTTGGCCAGTTTCATATAAATGTGAACGAAATGAAGTGAGCTATGTGACGTGAAATTGTTGTTTAACAAAATGAAGAATGCGAAATTATATTTTCTATTGAAAAGTTATAGTGGTATAATAGTTATGAATAATCCATATACCACAGAATTAAATTATATTCAACCAGAAACTATCTTAAATCCAAATAAAAAGACTGATCAGGATTTCATTGATTTTATTTTTTCAATCCAAGACTTTTATGTTTTTAATCCACAAGCCTTTGAAGAAATGATTGATAATCTAAATGCCTTTTTATATCTAAGAGATAAGATTTTCATTGATAGTGTGATGTGTAATTATTATTATCAAATAGCCGATAGTAAAAAAAATAATATGTTAAACAGTTTACACTCTATTCTTTTCAACTTGCCAAACAATGGAGTATTTACGGGCAAAATTAATCTCGCTCACAAAAGATTAGAAACATTATTAAATCGAGAAATTAACAAAATGTATTTGAGATGTGCTTATTATGTTAAAATATTTGGTCCTGATATTTATAAACGATCATTGGAAACTGATAAAGTACCAAAGGCATATAATAATTATTTTGATCAACAATTCACCTATCAGTTCTATTAAATCTGTTTTTTTTCTCTTTTCACATTATAGCATGAATTATAAATTCGTTCCTAATTTTGATGAGGAGCCCAAAGAACATTTAACTTCATTTTACCAGGCTGCTTCTTTTGCTAATCCGCAAAATGGTGCATATCATGTCCGGAGATTTATAGTAAATAATAATAATGAATTCATCAATATCAGAGATCATCATTTAAATAAAAAACAATATCATAAATTATTGGAAAGAAAGAAGCCAAATGAATATAAGGTTTATTCAGTATATGATTTAAAAAATGTGAATTATCCATCATTCGGAGATGTCTTAGCAGCTAAATCATCAATACTCGCCACCGATTATAATTATTATGGTGCTGCTCCATTCTAAAATAAATATAAAATTATCATCACACATATCGCCAGTACTAATATCATCAATAAATATCTATTTTTGTTAAAAGGAGATGTCTCATCTATAACTATGATCGGTTCTGCTTTTTTATATGAATCTCTTACGTATTCATTTATCTCATTTATTCTTTTCTTCATTGTCGCTTTTCTTTTCTCTTTATATTGGTTGAAATCTCTATTAAACCGGTCTATATCAAGTTCACCATCTGGAAAGCGATATATGTATTTACCTGATGCATATCGAACTAAATCACCTCGCGGTACAGCTTGATCCACATCAATGTCCATAATCTTTAATCATAGAAAATTTTTCTTCGAAAAATGAATGCTGAAGCATTCCTCGAGCTAAAGCTCGAACTTCGCTTCGCTCGTGCTTCGCATAAATATTCATAAAGAAATAAAATCTTTAAAATATTGATCTATTTTATTTTTAATTATTTCTAAATACTCTTATGTTTAGATAACATGCGAAGCACGAGCGGAGCGAAGTTCGAGCTTTAGCTCGAGGAATGCGTAGCATTCATTTTGCGTTAGCAAAATTTTGTGTTAGCAAAATTTTTGAAAAACGATTATAAATGGCTTAAAAATATGTCAATATAGTATATATACTATTTATGTTATATTTTAAATGTGTAACATGTCGTCTTCTATTAGCTAATCGGGCTTTATTATACCAGGAGCGATTAGACAATATTTGTATGAACAACAATTTAACCGATAAACAAAAAGATGAACAGAAAAGTAAATTATTGGATGAATTACAACTAAAAAGACAATGTTGTAGAATGCGCATGCTTTCATATATCCGTTTAATTGATATTGTTAAATAGATTTTTGCTGACGCAAAAATGAATGCTGCGCATTCATCGAGCTAAAGCTCGAACGCCTACGGCGTTTCGCTTCGCTCATAGATTGTCATAGTATGGCGTCATATTATGAAAAGAATCATACAATTTTAATCAGTAATTATATGATGGTAACTTTAATATGGAATAATACAAGGATATTTTATTAGTTAGCACGTAATAAATATTATTTTATGAATATCAAATAATATTTGGCAAGCATAAAAATAAAGCCATTACGTGGAAACATTATCATAAAAATAAAAATTTTAATCCTCATCTACGAGCGCAGCGAAGTTCGAGCTTTAGTTCGAGGAATGCGTAGCATTCATTTTGTGCTAGCAAAATTTTTATACATCACTTACTTGTTGCTGTTCTATTTCGTTATGGGCTTCATTGTATTTTTCTTTCCAACAACGTATACAATGCCCACCAATGATGTAAAATAAAAACCCCGTACCACCAAGCACGACTCCTGTGATGAGTAATTCAATAAGACCAAAAACGGGATATCCTACATAAAAAAGTCCCGGGCTATCATAATAACATTGTGTTTCAAATGGCTTATTGAATACATATTGTGCTAGCAAACAAGCGTAACCGATGCAACACCAATAACCCCCAGAAATACATATAATGTTATTTTACAAGTATGATTTTTAGGTGTTAAGGCTTTTTTGCAACAGAGAAAAAATGTTCGCCAACAATCCATGGTCGACAATTGATTATGGCTTTATTTATTAGTTTTGTTTAATAGTTTATATTTCATTTTTTTTTGAGTTATATAAACAAATTTATAAACAAAATTTACAAAGGATTCGTCGAGCAAATTACCTTATTTGTCCAATTCCTCATCAGAATCAGTCCACTCCGTGACACCATTAGCAATAAGTCGGTCAAATGTTCCCGGTTCAAGGAAATAATCAATGGGCTTGTTTTTTGGAGGGATGTTGTATATAGCCACCTCGGGATCGATGAGCTTGTCGAGTTCAGCCTGTCTTTGATCGGCAAAGTCTCCAAGTGCACACACATAGTTGATCGTGTCAAACTCCTCTAGACTGGTGATATCACCAATGAGTGCTTTGAGTCCGTCTTGAGAAATACGGGCAAGATCGTCCTTTAACTCCATTCGGTAATATTCTGGAGGAAAAGCGATTGAGATATGACAATCTCGCAAAGCAGCGAAACGACCATATTTCTCAAGAGCTGCATTGTACTTTTTCACCTTATCTTCGGCGTGATCCAGGTCACGTACAACATCCTCACAATGCATGCCAACAGTGATTTTTTTCGACATTGAATTCGTCGTGAGTAGACTTGACTCTTAAAGAGACCGAGAAAGTGTCCAAATTAATGGATTTTGCAATAGGTTCAAATTTCAACTTTTTTATATTATTCAGCCACTTGTCTCCTTTTATACTTTGGACGTCGACTGAAAGCAGGCTTTGTATTAGTATCATCTTTGAGTGGTAGAACCTGTTTTACTATTCCAATCGCTCTTGTTGTTCCCTCACGTAAAAAGAGTGTGGCATCTGGCTCCATATATTCTGGATGTTGCATAAATCGAAGAGTAACAATTTCTTTATCCCCTAATTTTAATGTTTGATTATTATTAAGAGTCATTCGTGCACTTTGTCTTACTGTCCCACAATGTATGACTGGAGTATATCTAGATGCTATGACACCACTATGGCTTAGTATTTCAATCTCTGCTGTGAATTGATAACATATATTGTTCTCTATTTCTTTACTAACAACGATCATACCCTTCCTTATACTATTCTTATTAATTTCTTCTTTTTTGTCTATCGCCTTTATAGCCAAACATCCTCTTTGCCTATCATTTAATGATTGGATATTGTTTCTATTATTATCATGCATTGACCATACCTTGACTCTTTTAAATTCATTACCATAAGGACCAATTAGCATTTCCGACCCAACATTTATTGGATTTCCTTTCACAAGACCGGTGATAACTAATCCAACACCAATCGGAACATATTTTGAATCTATGTAAAAAATAGAGCCATTAACCGAATCTGTATCCCATACGTTTCTTGGTTCTAAATTTTCTAGTGTGTGTCTTACAACATTAATGTAATAACCAGTTTTATTCGAAATGGATATGACCGGTACAATATATGGATTATTTTTGAATTTAGGCAAAATGTCTTTTATTTTAATAAGACCACTTTCTTCATCGCTTTGATAATCATTAATAATTTCAGCGGTTCTTTTATAAGTTTTAAGAATCTTGATAGTATTCCCCATGACATTATCATAAATATTTTTCGGTGTGATGTCAATCCTAGTTATTAAAATTATGAAAGGAATTTTCATATACAACAATATCCCCATATGTTCCTTTGTCATTTTCAAAAAACCTCTATTTGCTGAAACGATTAATATACCATAATCCGGAAAATATCCAGTGATACCAAACAAAGTTGTCTTTAAGTATTTTTCATGACCACATAGATCAACAAGGATAAGATTATGATCATTATAGGTTATTGTTTTTGTTGAAATATCAGAAGTTTTTCCCGTTGCAATTTCATGTGGATGTTTGGCGATTTTATTCCTTGCAGAGCCTTTTCCGTCATCCAATTCACCGGAACATATAACACCTAAAAATGAACTTTTGCCAGCATCGACATTGCCAGTAATAACAACACATACATCATTTTTATTAACTGTAGCGCCTATTGGGACATTATGTTTATCATTATCCTCATTCTCATCATCTATTTGATCATCTACAATTTCTATGTTTTCCTCATCCAATAATTTCTGAACATCCATAAAGATATTTAAGTCTAATATTATTACTGTATGTATTGTTTAAGTCAATTTTTACTTATTATTGATTGTACCCATCGTGTAAAAATTGATAAAAATAAAATATACACTTAAATATTATACCACTACTTATTATTAATTATTTATGTTATTAACTAAACATCATGCCGAAAAAATAAGGAATACAATTAAATCGATTCATGATGAAAAACTTTATCACGAAAATGAATTAGTTGGAATCATTAAAGATCTCGTCAACGAAATCAAAAAAGAACACCAGGATATAGAAGAATTAATCCTAATCGCTTTTGTCATTCAATACATTTATTTCTCCGATACCTTCAACAAATATTTCTTCAATACAAAAAGAAAATCCAAACAAAAGGAATATCACACGAAATTACATCGCGAAGTCATAATTGTCACAGAAGAAAATAAAGAAACCATAACAACGACAATAACAACTACTGCTACTACCGCTACTACGGTACAAAATGAAAACACCAAAGAAGTTATTACGATTGAACTTTCGGATACACCTCCGCCGCCAAAAGTGCATCAAGTATTATACAAATATCCAATTGAAAACTATACAAAAAAACTGCAGGCTAAATATCCGCCTTTTGGAACTTCCTGGTATCATGATCAACAATGTGATGACATTTTAGATGGAGAATGTTTGAAAAAAGAAAAACAATTCGATACGTTAAGGGCAATTAAATTACCCGAGCAAAGGACTCCAGAATGGTATGCCATGAGAGATTGCAAAATAACAGCCAGTGACGGTGGTACAGTATTGAGTGAAAATCATTATGAGCCTCAATATAGATTTATATTGAAAAAGACAGTTGGGTTACCTTTCATATCAAATGAATTTGTTCATCATGGAAAAAAGCATGAGGAAAATGCTACTAAAATTTATGAATATAGAATGAATGTTTCAACGGATGAATTTGGTTTGATTGGGCATTTTAAACATAATTTCTTGGGTGCTAGTCCTGATAGAATCTGTAATAAATTAAAATTAGATGGAGTACATAAATCAAGACTTATTGGACGGATGTTAGAAATAAAATGTCCGTTGGTCCGAGAAATCAAAACGAGTGGAGAGATTATAGATCACATATGTCCAAAATATTATTGGATCCAGGTCCAACTACAATTAGAATGTTGTGATTTAGAAGAATGCGATTTTTGGCAATGTGAGATCAGGGAATACAGCTCAAGAACGGATTTTATCAATGATACTGATCCCAACGAACCATTTAGATCCGATGAAACAGGATTTGAAAAGGGATGTATTATCCAATTATTGCCGAAAAAGAAAATGAATGATATTATAGAGAGTAAATACAAAGAAGTTGTATTTGAAGATTCAAAATATATCTATGCTCCAAAAATAGAAATGAGTCCATTAGATTGTGATCGATGGGTTAATGAGAAATTATCGGAGATCCAAGTTAATCCTGAATATAAAGAATATTTCTTCGACAAGGTCATTTACTGGAAATTAGTCAAAGCACATTGTGTTACTATTGCAAGAGATCGAAAATGGTTTGCCGAAAGTTTACCAAAATTTCAACAGATGTGGAATTATGTTATGTTTTTTAAAAATAATAAAGACAAACTCCAAATTTTAACAGATTACATAGATAGCCGAAAAATTAAAAGGAATAAAGAGATCATGGAGGTTGTACAACAATTGTATGATACTAATAACCCACAGTATGATATGAATATTGCTAAAATATTAAATGATACCACTATAAGTGAAAATATCAAAAAAGAACAAAAGGAGCAAGATGAATATATGTTCGTCAATGATACGCCAAAAAAGGAATCAGTTAACGGACTGAATAAAAAGGAATCGGGTAAAGGACTGAATAAAAAGGAATCGGGTAAGAAGTTATTCATTAAAACATATACTAAGAAGAAAGTGGATGATGATGACTATATGTTTATTTGAAAGATTGAAAATTTAATGGTATAAGCAAATAATGTATATTTATTTATTCAAATGAGTGATAATATCGAAGAAAGAATTAAAGATACTATTAAAAGTAAATTAAGATCGAATGATAGTTTAGATGAAAAAACAACTGCATTAATCAATAAACTATTTGAAATTATTCCGGGTTTAAAAGAAGAAGCTGAACAAGAAAAAAAACCACAAGTTGAAACAACAGCTAGTGGAACTGAAAATGAAAATGAAAATAATGAAGCAAATGAAATTCCATTAGAGGAAATCATGTATAATGATACTCTTTATCATAAGGATAATCATGGAGGAATTTGGGATATAAATAATGAGTTAGTCGGTGTTTACAATAAAGGTAACATTGCATTTTTCAGCAATAATGATTGTCTTTAAAATTTTTAATACATAACATTTTTTTATACAGTTAATTATATAGTTATGAGTATAATTAAAGATAATAATGATGAAGTTGAATTGATTTCTATTAGATCATCAGAAATAAAACCGATTGATGAAAAAGATATGAGATGTGCCCCCTCCAAGAAATTCGAAAATGGATCATGTATTCCGGTTCATATCCTAAGTGAAATGGCAGTTGCTTATAATAAATGTAATCCTCAAAATCCTATTAAATTAGATACAGGCAGAGAATTATCAGATCCTGTCAGATATAAAAGATATTTATTGAAACGATTTAAGGAACGATTAGGAGATAAAGAACAAAGAAATTGGGTCAGAGAAAACTTCATTTCTAAATTGGAAAAAAAATACATAAAAGACTTAGAGAGAAATACATGGAGACCTGAGGGACCAGAAGGAAAATTCGAATGGTTAGCGACCGGACATATCGATGAGGTTGTTAAACAATATGAAGAAAAATATCCTGACTTTAAATTCCTAGGTGCAGTACCCATGGACTTTGATGACCTACCAGAATTAGGAATCAAAAATTTAGATTTGAAGAAATTAATAAATGAAGGAAAAACTAAAATTGGTATTGTATTTAATACAGATACAAGTCGGGGAAAAGGACAACATTGGATAAGTGCATATGCTGACTTCAAAGATGGAAAAATATATTTTTCCGATTCATATGGTAAACCGCCTGAACTTAGAGTGAAAATATTTATGCAACGAATAGCTAAGTTTATGAGAGATCAAGGAATGAAACCGATAATAGATTATAACCGAATACAGCATCAGACAGGATCATCAGAATGCGGAATGTTTAGTATAAATTTTATTTTGAGGCTACTCAGAGGTGATGGTTTTGAAGAACTCACAAGTAAAAGAATGTCGGATGAAGTAGTCAACAAATGCCGAAATTTTTATTTTACTTGAGATATATAAATAAAATTTTCATTCATCAGTTACATGTTTCATTTGAAATGAGTTTTGATTAAACAACAAGTTATGATGTGCATCCTTAATTTTTTGTATTCGTTTTGTGTCTTCTTCATGTTTGAGAGCAATGAGTTCATCCAATTCACGAAGATTTATATTATGATAAATGATAGGATTTGGAATTGTTTTTTCTTGCTCTTGCTTTGTGGGATCCATCAAATTGATAAAATATAAAATAGGTTTATTGTAAGTGGCAATATATTTGAAGATCAAATTTTTATCATTAATAAATATTAAGGATAATATTAAAAATATAAAAGAGAGTGAATAACTACATATTTAATTTAATTTTCCATTCATCTATTTCTTTTTCAGTCCATCTAAAATTTAATTTTTTATTGTTTAAATTATTATTTAAAATATATAAATCTCTTGCCCTTGTTGCATCTTCTTCAGATTTATACGTTTTTTGAAATACGGTTTTTTTATTTTGAATCATTCGCGTGACCCATTTATTTATACTTTTATTAAAACCAATACCTTTATATTTAGATGTTATTTTCTTTTTATTATTTGATACATTATCTAATTTTTTTTGCCATTTTTCTATATCTTCATCAGCCCAGTTAAAATTAAGTTTATAATGATCGTCTTTTAAATTTTTCATTATATAGATATCTCTACTTCTAGCAGCTAATTCTTCATTATCATAGTATCCGGTAAATATGTCTTTATAATTCTTTCTTATTTTTGTTAGCCATCTATTATCACGAGTATCATAAGATACACCAATATATTGTGATGTTGATGCATTAGCTTGTTTACTTTTATTTTGAGCATTTTTTTGCTCATCAGATATTCTTAGATTATTTTTAGTGTTATTTAATGTATTACTATCTATATGATCTATGTATACAAGAGGATCAGATACATTCATTAAAAATCTACTTAATGTTTTATTTTCATTATCTATTTGAATTTTAACTGCTAATCTTTTCCTTTGTTCAATAACATAACATATAAAATATTTAATTTTATCATAATCTTCTTTATCTATTAGAACATCTTTGTCACTTTTAATTAATAATTTAACAATATTATTATCTAATTCTTGACATTCTGTTTTTTTTATTTTAACTGGCTCATAATCTGGATATTTATCGGGAAAATTTAATGTTTTATTTATAATATTATTTTTAATTATATATTCATCATATAAAGCTGCACACTCAATTTCCGTTTGTTTTGTACCAAGATGTACTTTTTTATTATTAATTTTAATTCGTGCCACATATTTATCCTTTATCTTATTAACACCGATATATTTATTATTATGTTGTTTACGTTCAAATGGTATATATTCTTTTTTTAAATATTCTTGTCTTTTATTTGGAAAATTTAAATTTAGATGATTTAATTTATTGTGAACTAAATACATATCATATGCTTCTGCAGCATCTATTTCGTTTATAAATTTGCCAATATAATGACTTTTTTTATTGTATTTAAATTGTACTTGATATCTATTATTTTTTTTGTGAAAAAATACTCCTTTAAATTTAGATGATTTTTTATTTTTTGAAACTTTTTTACTTTCGCCATTCAATTGATACGTAGATATTCTTAAATTTTCTCTTCTGTTATCTAATATATTTTGATTAATATGATCGACTAATTGAAGTCTATCTGTTGGTTTCATAATAAATCTATTTAATCCAATTTTTCTTTTATTTACTGTTCCATCAACATATCCATCATCCCGTAAATACCAGTTATATTTAATTACTTCATCATAATCTTCTTTAGAAACTATTGTTATAATTCCCTCACCTTTTTCACCAGATAATTTTACTTCCATATAATAATTATATATTATTAATAAAGCTTTAAGTAATTTTTATAATAAAAAATATTAATTAAAATTAATTAATTTCATATAAATTATAATCTACTATTGTTATATATTATGAAAAAAGTAATCGTATGTGGTGGTGATGGTTTTATTGGATTCAGTTTATCATTATATTTATCTAATTTAGGACATGATATCTTAATTCTAGATAATCTATCTAGAAGAAAAATAGATATTGATCTTAATTCAAATTCTTTAACAAACATTAAAGATATAAATACGAGAATTAAGACTTGGTATGAATTAACAAAGAAGAAAATAGAATTTATTAATATTGATCTTAGTTTAGAATATGATAAATTATGTGAAATAATTAAGACATTTAATCCGGATACTATTGTACATTTGGCTGAACAGAGAAGCGCACCTTATTCTATGAAAGATAGTAAGACAAAAAGATATACTGTTAATAACAATTTAAATGCAACTCATAATATTTTATGTGCCATAGTTGATGTTAATAAAGATATACATCTCGTGCACTTAGGCAGCACAGGTGTTTACGGGTATTCGGGATCCGATGATATTATCATATCTGAAGGCTATGTCGTTGTAGATATGACCAATCAAAAAGGTGAAAAGTTTCCAGTAGAAATATTGCACCCAGCTTATCCGGGCTCCATCTATCATTTAACTAAAACTCAAGATGAGTTATTCTTCCAATTCTTTGCTAAAAACTATAAATTAAAGCTCACGGACCTCCATCAAGCGATAGTCTATGGTATTTCTACAGATGAAACCAACATGCATCCTGATCTAGTCAACCGTTTTGATTATGATTCAGATTATGGCACCGTTTTAAATAGATTCATGATGCAGGCTGTTCATAAGATTCCTCTAACTGTTTATGGAACTGGTCAACAAACCAGAGCTTTCATTCATATTAAAAATAGCATGGAGTGCATCAATATTGCCATCAACAATCCACCTAAGAGAGGTGACAAAGTGAAAATATTCAACCAAATGACCGAAACACATACTTTAATTGATTTGGCTAAATTGATTCAAAATACTTTCGAGGATGTAAAGATTCAATATGTCGATAATCCAAGAAATGAATTGGTGAGCAATGATCTTAAAGTATGTAATAATTCATTTTTAGAATTAGGACTAAAACCTATATTGCTAGATGCAGAACATTTAAAGGAAATATATGAATTTATCAAATCTAACAGTCAATATTATGATGATAATATCATATTACCCTCATCATTTTGGAAATAAATAATTAATCATATTTCTTTTTTGCTAATTCATCATCAATTATATCATTATGATCATGAACTTTGAAATATTCTTCATCTCTATGATGATCTTTACCTATTTTATTAGCACTACCTCTAGTCATTTTAACTTTCTTAAACCACTCCCATGATTGAATTTGATAATGATTTAAATGTAAATAACTTCTTTTTAAAATATCCTCCGAAATTAAACCTCTATTATTCCTATCATTTGTGGCACTAACTTCTATTCCACCAGTAATTTTTGATGAATGAAGCCATAACTCTTTTAATTTATTACATCTTATGATTGTTTTTGCATCAATGTTAATTCTGGTAGTAGTCCTATAAACTTTTCTTCTAGTAAAATTTTTAATAACTGATTCTGGCTGTTTCACTAAACCGTTAGAGCCGTAAATTTTCCAGGGAATATAAATTTGAGAAATTCCATCATCTAATGATTTCAAATAATCTCTGATTGTTTTGAAGCCATTTCGAGAATAAACAAATTCATCAAGATCAACAACTAATACCCAATCATAATTATCTTTAACTGTTTTTAAATAATAATTATTATAATGCCCTGCTTGTTTATGTCTTTCTTTATCAATATTTAAAATGACTGTACCATTATCAATATATTTCTTAAGGATATCCATATAATTATCAGTACTATCATTATCTATCAATAAAAAAGTATCAATACCTTCTTTTAAATAATGTTGTATCCATTCTTCTAAAATAGATGCTTCGTTCTTAAAAATGGCAATTATTGCTACTTTTATTCCGTTCTGTTTTTGTTGTTCCTTAATATAATGTAATTCATATTCTTCATCTGTTTTAAATTTTAAATTTGGGTTAGCTCGTATATAATTTTTTAAATTAAAATCAGGATATAAGTCAGTGATTTTCGTTTTCCAGTTTTCTCTATAACCATATCTTCTCCAATGATTCATTATTTGTTCTCTCGTATTTAAGCCGGTATTAATTAAATCTTTATTAAGTTCTCTATAGATTTTCCAATTGAACATACAAATATATATATAATTATTCAAAAGAAATTAAACTAGATTAAGCATATTCTTTTTTTGCTAATTCATCATCAATTATATCATTATAGTCATGTTCTTTAAAATAAGCTTCATTTCTTGTAAAATGTGGTGTTTTAGTAAGAGCGCTGCCTCTAGTCATTTTAATTTTAAACCAATCCCATGATTGGATTTCATAATGATTTAAATGTAAATAACTTTTTTTTAAAATATCTTCTGAAATTGTATCCAAACATCTGTTTTTATAATTATTATTGCGGGTATTGTTTGTAGCGCTAATTTCTATCCCGTTAATTATTTGTGATGAATGATTATCAAAGCGTTTTAATTTATTACATCTCATAATTGTTTTTGTATACATACTTTGATTAGTTTTATAAATTTTTCTTTTGATAAAATTCTCAACCACTAGTTTTGGTTGCTCTATAAAACCACTAGAGCCATATAATTTCATAGGAATAAAAATTTGAGCAACATTATTATCTAATGATTTTAAATAATCTTTAATGGTATTAAATCCGTTACGAGCATAAATAAATTCATCAAGATCAACTAACAGTACCCAATCATATTCATTTTTAACTTTATTTAAATAATAATTATTATAATGTTGTATTTGTTTGTATCTTTCTTTATCAATATTTAAAATAACTTTACCGGCATCAATATATTTCTTAAGAATATCCATATAATTATCATCACTGTCATTGTCTATTAATAAAAATGTATCAACACCTTCTCTTAAATAATGTTGTATCCATTCTTCTAAGATATGCGCTTCATTTTTAAAAATGGCAACAACTACTACTTTTAATTCTTTTGGTTGTTGCTGTTCTTTAATATAATGTAATTCATATTCTTCATCAGTATTTAATTTTAAATTTGAATTAGCTTGCTTATAATTTTCTAAATTAAAATCAGGATATAAATCGGTGATTTTGGTTTTTCTGTTTTCCCTATAGATTTTCCAATTAAACATATAAATATATAACTATATCAGAAAATATAACTGATATTGTAACGTATAGCAATTAATCATATACTTTTTTTGCTAACTCATCATCGATTATATCATTATAATCATGTTCTTTGAAATAAGCTTCATTTCTTATAGCACGTGGTGTTTTAGTATAAACATCGCCTCTAGTCATTTTAATTTTAAACCATTCCAATGATTGGATCTCATAATGATTTAAATTTAAATAACTTTTTTTTAAAATATCTTCTGAAATTCTATCTAAACATTTCTTTTTGTAAATATTGTTATGAATATCATTAGTAGCGCTAATTTCTATCCCGTTAATTATTTGTGATGAATGTACATCAAAACGCTTCAATTTATTACATCTTATAATTGTTTTTGTATACATACTTTGATCAGTTTTATAAATTTTTCTTTTAATAAAATTCTGAACGACCGATGTTGGTTGCGATATAAAACCACTGGAGCCATATAATTTCATAGGAATAAAAATTTGGGCAATATTATTATCCAATGATTTTAAATAATCTTTAATGGTATTAAATCCATTACGAGCATAAATAAATTCATCAAGATCAACTAATAATACCCAATCATATTCATTTTTAACTTTATTTAAATAATAATTATTATAATGTTGTACTTGTTTGTATCTCTCTTTATCAATATTTAAAATAACTTTACCGTCATCAATATATTTCTTAAGAATATCCATATAATTATCATCACTATCATTGTCTATTAATAAAAAAGTATCAACACCTTCTCTTAAATAATGTTGTATCAA